AATGTTAAGCATCAGGATGACCAATAAGTAGAAGAAAGAAATATGTACACTTATTATTAACACCGACAAAATCGATGATCAAGAAGCCACAACAGACGAGTAAACGTCGTACGACTCGGCTATAGTGAGTATAGCATCCACTGCCAGCACCACATTTACCTCAGGTCTGTCCAACCTGTGGCGCATGGCCGCCTGTAAGGTGGGTGGTATGGCATGGTCGACAGCATAAGCAGACACCCTGTCAACGAACGACACGTACCTTTCCGGCCTAGTGCGAGGGTCCATGCCCTTCTCACCCAACAACTCGATGATCTTCGCTATGTCAGGCACAAACCTCGCAAACTCCTCAAACACTAGTATGAGGCCAGAACTGAAATATATCATAGAGTCCAATACCATTTTCGTCTCAAGATTAAACAGATTGGACATCTTGTACACCGCCAGCACATGGTCAACACCCGGCCGTACCCACACCACATTGTCATCACCCTTAGCAATCATGGCCACTATATGCTGTCTACCTATAGACTCAGTAGCCGAGACAAAGTTGTACACCAAATTGCCCAACATGGTCTGAGGTGCCCCAGACTTCATCTGGTACGACGACACGAACATCAAGCCAAGTGCTTTACTAGAGACCCTGCCCACGTAGGAGTCCTCGAATATTTCCATCACACCCGGATCTAGACCCAGCTCGATAAACAGCAACGATTCTATCATCCTGGCCAACAAGCCCTGCGACTTATCGTACTTACCCGAGTCCATCTCAATAGCCTTGCAATCTTTCAACACGTGCAAAAAGGTCGTAGCCCAATCAGATATGTCCTCATCCGACAACCTGCCCGCGCTACAAATCTCCGGCCTGAGAGCTCCATCGAATCTCTCAAACATCACCCTAAAAAGACTAGTGAACAACGCTGTGTCTTTCTTAGACAAACTAACAATTACCTGTCCCTGTCCTATCCATGTTGCGCGGCTGTGCTCAACTTTGGCTTGACCCTCTTCTTGATGATAGTAT